TCCCAAGAACCACGCTCATCTACATAGTTTAACAAAGACTTAACAAGCTGTGGAGTATTAGAACTATAAGTTAAATAATTTAACTTAGACTCAGTTTTATTTAACAAATCAACTAATTTATGAAACTGTTCTTCACGATAACCTATTCGATCTAAAGGTTCAACATCTTGAAGCTCAACAAGAATATTATTGAAAGTACCCATCTATTACTACTCCTCCATTAAGATACTAAAAAATAAAAATAATAGCTTCAACCATAGCAATAAATAGCAATTTAACGATCAAAGCTATTAAAACTTTTTAACTTTTAAACCTTCTAAGCTATAAAGCTTAATAATGATTTTAACATAGACATCAACTGTTGTCTACACTAGTTCACAATTATTTTTAAGCCCACCTCCTGTTAATTAACTTATTGATTTTTAAAGAAGATTCTTTATTATCTTCTGACCTAACAACTTTATACACCTTGATAGTGTAATGCTTACCTATCTCAACTAAGTCAGGATGCTTATCCGTAACAATGATCTCAGACTTTCTATCAAACAAATCATGAAAGCCTCTAATCGTTTTAGACTTAAACCAAACAGGTGAAACTGCTTCAACAGACTTAGCATAATACATTACATAGTATCCTTAAGTCTATGAATTAAAGAGTTATCGTGGGCTTCTTGCTCCCAACGAAGCTCATCTCTAATATCAGAGAGATCTACAAACAATTCAGATAGCATTGCTTGATGTTCTTTTTGAGCAGGCGTCAAAGACTTTATAGTATTTAACGTGCTAATTGAGTTCTGTGCAAATGACAGGGCATTTAACTTCTTTTCTAAATTATTAATACTCATACTTACTCCAACTAACAGATGATCAAGGTTGTCGAAAAAAAAACAGCGAGCAGTTTAACGACATGCTCAGGTCATTGTACAGCTTACTCGGCAGGTGCTGTTGCTACGAAGCTTGCTAAGACTTCACTAAGATCCCTCTGAGATCCTAACGCTGTATGTGAGCTACGTCCTTGCTTACTGAACGATGTCTCACTAACATCAATGTCTCTTTCCTTACAAGTCAGCATGATTAACAACTCAAGCTCATCGGAGCCTGTAGCTTCCTTCATCGTAACTTTTTCTTTCAAGAACCTCTGCACTAAATCATTTGTCAGTGCAACCTGAATGTTATCTGCCTGTGACCACTTAACCATAAACTCAGTGATCACTTCAACAAGCTCATAGTTCATACAAGCATCAGGATTGTTACTTCTAACAGCTTTGAACTCATGAGGCAAAACAGGCTTGAAGTTAGGAAGACTTCCATATCTCATACCAATTGCACGACACTGACTCTCTGTTGCACGAACAAGGTTAGTAGCATTTGACTGATTATAAGTCATAAGATTCTCCAGTTTATTTAAGATTGAAAGATAAAGATGAGGAGCTTCAAAAGATTTTTCAGCCCCAAAAGGGGCGGTTGAAAAAGATTTTGTAGCTTCGAAACCTTTCAAGATTAAATAAACTGGTAAGGGAATCTTATGATTTAAGTCAAATGCTTGTGGAGATTAGTTTATTTCTTAAGCTATTGAACTGAAAAGACTTTCTAGACTGTAATATTCTAGTAATTCTTACGCTTGACAATCCTGTAGGACTAAGTAAACTAGGAAGACCCTACTTAGAATAAATATGTTGGACTAATTAATGATATAATTTTACTAAGACTGTCTAGTCTATCTAGTCCTATGGGGTAGGCAGGATACCACCCCCACCACCTGGGGTATATATAGGGTGGTTATACATTTTTACAAGACTAAGTATGTGTACCAGCTAAGCGGGGCTATAAAGTCTTATATAAAGCAGGCTTTACAGGCTAGGAGGGGTATATAATAAACTAGGAAGGGTTATACAGTTATATATACTATGCAAACCCGGGGGGCAAGATTACTTCAGTATAGCATTAAATTTTAATTTTGTCAAGTATTTCTTATATTTTATTTATAAAAACTTGACAAGTTCTATATTTATGTATATAATACAACAATATGAATTATTCTATAGATAAAAAAACTAAAAAAGACCTAACTGAAAAGCAACAGTCATTCTTAGACTATGTTGTAGAAACGGGAGGTGATCTAAAGAAATCTGCGGAATTAGCAGGTTATAAGAGTAATCACTATCAAGTAATTCGTACTCTTAAAGAAGAATTAGTGGATTTGGCTCAAAACCTGTTAGCTCAAAACGCGCCTACAGCTGCGTTTAAATTAGTAGAAATTATGAATAGTGATCGCCCGTTTCCTCAAGTTAATTCAAAGTTACAAGCTGCTCAAACTATTTTAGATAGAGTAGGCGTTACAAAAACTGATAAAGTTAGTGTAGATCATAATGTTTCAGGAGGTTTGTTTATATTACCACAGAAAAACTCTATTGTTTTAGAAGGTGAATATGAGCAACATTGATATTCCTGAAGGCTATATTAAGCGTATTACTTCTACAATACCTTTTGGTTATACATCTTCAGATATAAAAGGATGGTTAAAACCTATACCATCTGAAATAGAATCTTTAGAATTTATTTCTAAAATGGTAGTAAATGAAGAAATAAGTCTCCGTGTTGGAGCTGAATGGCTCCTTCATCAAACAGGAAGAAGTATTTCTGCTAGAGGTTTACAAAAGAATATAGAAAAAATTTATGGTAAACGAGACGAAAGATTGGGATTTACATCCTGAAGAATACTTAACAAATGAAGATGGTTCGTTTGTTTTAAAGTTAGATGGGACTCCCAAGAAAAAAGCAGGGCGTAGAAAGGGTACTAAGTCTAAAGGGTACAATTTTAGTTCTGAACAAAAAGCTAAAATAGCTGCTAGAAAATCAGTTAGACAAACTGAAAATACAATTAAATCTTTAAATAAGCAGCTTGCTACTAGAAAAGCTACTTTAAAACAAAAGAAAGAAGTATTTAAAAAACTTGATGCACGTAGTAATAATCAAGTTATTGAAGAAGAACTACTAAAAGAATTACCTCCTAGTGTGCAACAGCACATAGAAGAAAATAAAGACAATGTAGTTTTTAAAGCTAATGAAGGTCCTCAAGAGGATTTTCTAGCTGCGGGAGAGCTAGACGTATTATATGGTGGAGCAGCAGGGGGTGGTAAGTCCTACGCCATGCTAGTAGATCCTTTAAGATACGCACACCGAGGAGCGCATAGAGCTTTAATTTTAAGAAGATCTATGCCAGAGCTACGAGAACTAATAGATAAATCTCGTGAGTTATATCCTAAAGCTTTTCCCGGCTGTAAGTATAGAGAAGTAGAAAAGCTTTGGAACTTTCCTTCAGGAGCTAAAGTAGAGTTTGGATTCCTTGAACGAGATGCAGATGTTTATCGTTATCAGGGCCAAGCTTATAGTTGGATAGGGTTTGATGAAATAACTCACTTACCTACAGAATTTTCATGGAATTATTTAGCATCACGTTTAAGAACAACAGATCCTGAAATAATTCCTTATATGAGATGTACAGCTAACCCCGGAGGCGTAGGTGCTCAGTGGGTTAAAAAGCGTTATATAGAACCTTCAGAACCTAATAGTAGCTTTGTAGGTAATGATGGTTTAAGTAGAAAGTTTATTCCTGCTCGTTTAGAAGATAATCCTTTTCTAGCAGAAGATGGACGCTACGAACAAATGCTTAAGGCGTTACCTCCTACACAGCGTAAACAGCTTTTAGAAGGTAACTGGGATGTTAACGAAGGTGCAGCATTTACGGAGTTTGATTTAGATTTACATACAATACCTCCTTTTGAAATTCCTTTTAATTGGGAAAGAGTAAAAGGTATTGACTATGGATACGCTAGTGAATCTTCTTGTATTTGGGCTGCAATAGATCCTTCAGATGGTACTTTGATAGTTTATAGAGAACTATATAAAAAAGGATTAACAGGCGAAGACTTAGGCTATCTAATTACAGAAATGGAATTAGAAGATCCTTTTTCAGTATCAGGAGTTTTAGATACCGCAGCATGGGCTAGAACAGGTACAACAGGTCCTACTGTAGGTGAAACACTTGTTAGGCAAGGACATAAACTCCGTAGAGCCGATAAAAATAGAATACAGGGTAAGATTCAGATTCACGAATACTTGAGGTTACAGCAAAGCGGCAGACCAAGATTGCAGATTTTTAGTAGCTGCCCAAACCTGATACGCGAACTTCAAAGTATTCCTTTAGATAAATCTAATCCTGAAGATGTAGATACTCATGCGCCAGATCATGCGTATGATGCTCTGCGTTATCTTATTATGTCTAGACCAAGAGTTAACGATCCATTAGCTCAGTTAAGGTTAATTAGGCAAGAACAGGCTTATACTCCAGCAGACTCGGACTTTGGATACTAAATGGAAGAAGAAAATACACTAACAGCAAATGAAATTTATTTTGCTCCTGTAGAAGACGAACAAGGTCTTGAACTGACCTTAGAAGAGTCTCTACGGAATAACTTTGTAGGTCTTCTTGTTGATAGGTATCAGTCTGCTCAAAGCGCACGAGACTTAGATGAACAGCGGTGGCTCACAGCCTACCATAACTATCGTGGACTGTACGGAAAAAACATACGGTTCAGAGAATCTGAAAAGTCTCGAGTATTTGTTAAAGTCACAAAAACTAAAGTGCTTGCAGCCTTTGGTCAACTTGTAGATG